TGGATAGGCATGGAGAAGGAAGCGAAGCGGCTGGCGGAGTCCTTTGACGAGTTCGGTCAGGTAGAGACGCTGGCGGTAGGGCCGGGTAACGAGATTTACAACGGACACCAACGGCTGAACGTGCTGGCGGCTGAGTACGGCCCGGATTACGAAGTGGATGTGAGAGTCGCATCCCGACCGCTGACGGAGAAGGAGCGGGAGAAGCTGGTCATCTACCTGCATAAGGGCGCGGCAGGTGAATGGGACTGGGACACGCTGGCTAACGAGTTTGAGTTCGGTGATCTGGTGGAGTGGGGCTTCTCGGAAAAGGAACTGCTGGGCCTGGACTTCGGACAGGCAGAGCCGCCGGAAGACCCCGGCGCGGACGTTGACCGGGCGGCGGAGCTGTTGGAGAAATGGAAGGTCGAGCCGGGCCAGTTGTGGGCGGCGGGTGAACACCGGCTCATCTGCGGCGACTGCACCGACCCGGTGACGGTGACAAGGGTGATGCAGGGAGAGAAGGTAGACTTATTGTTTACGTCACCACCTTATAACGTAGATGTGCAATATGACGAACATGATGACACAAACAAAGACGAAGCGGAATACATGGGTTTCATTGAGAAAGTTTGTGCCTTGTGGGCTGAGCAGTTGATGGAGGGGCGGGCTTTTGTGTGGAATATTGGCGTTAGTCCTCGCACGTTCCCACATCATCATGCCTTGTTAATGGAACGCATCGGGTTGAAGTTTATCCGACAATATGTGTGGAATAAAGTTGGTGTGCCTGTCCCCTACTGGTATCACACAACCGATAAGCGGCGGGCGCGATACGTGACAAGTAACTACATTCACGAAATGGTTTATGTGTTTGGAAAGGGAGATCTACAAGAAGGCGGGCAGATTGACCCCAGCGAAACTATACAGCACGATGTATTCAAAATCAATCAAACAATGGCGACGCGAGACATACCAGAAGGGCGTACAAAGACAGGCTCAGGAAAACAAATAAACCTTGAGCGCCGGGCGCTCAAGGCGCATCCGGCCGTCTTTCCTGTTGAGTTGCCATCTGCGTTTGTTTCGTGCTACACGTCCAGCGGTGAAATTGTTGCTGAGCCGTTTAGTGGTAGTGGTTCAACGATTGTTGCTTGTGAGCAAACGGGCCGTAAGTGCATGGCAGTTGAGATCAGCCCGGCCTACTGCGCCGTGACCCTAGAGCGTCTGTCACAGATGGGCCTTGAGCCGCGGTTGGTCGGTGGTGACGGGCGAGGATACGCCGCATGACCGTGCTCATGGTCCCCCGTGACGAGACGTTCTACCCATCGCTCGGCGCGCAGGTGTGCGCGTTCATCGAGACCTATTTGGTATTCGGCCCCGGCGATCTGCTCGGCGAACCTGCTCGCCTGGACGAAGAGAAGCGCGCGCTCATCTACCGCCTTTATGAAGTCTACCCGCAGTCTCACCCGCAGGCCGGGCGCAGGCGCTTCCGGCGGGCAGCCCTATCGCTGCGCAAAGGCACGGCGAAAACGGAACTGGGAGCGTGGTTGGCGGCCGCGGAGCTGCACCCCTACGGCCCGGTCAGGTGCGACGGCTGGGACGCGGACGGGCAGCCGATGGGCGTGGGCGTGACCGACCCTTACATCCCGATGGTTGCCTACACCGAAGAGCAATCGGACGAGTTGGCCTACGGCGCCTTGAAAGTGATCCTGGAAAACTCGGAGCTGATAGACGATTTCGACATCGGCCTGACGCGTATCATGCGCATCGGCGGCAACGGAAAGGCGGTATCGCTGGCGACTTCCCCGGACGCCAGGGACGGGGCGCGCACGACTTTTCAGCTCTTCGACGAGACCCACAGAATGAACACCCCCCGGCTGAAGGCGGCTCACCGTACGATGCTCGCCAACCTGCCGAAGCGCAAGTTATCCGATGCCTGGAGCCTGGAGATCACCACGGCGCCCGCTCCGGGTGAAGGCAGCGTCGCCGAAGACACGATGGATTATGCCCGCCAGGTGGCGAGCGGGACGATCTCCGACAGCCGCCTTTTCTTCTTCCACCGGGAAGCGAGCGCAAACCATGACCTGACAAACCCCGACGGCCTGCGCGCGGCGGTCATTGAAGCGAGCGGTCCGGTGGCGGTCTGGTCGGACATTGACGGTATCTGCGAGCAGTGGGAAGACCCCACCGCCGATAAGACGTATCTCGAGCGGGTATGGCTGAACCGGCTGGTAAGAGCGTCCGAGCGAGCCTTTGACCTGGAAGTTTGGAAGGCCCTGGCGGACCCCGAGTACAAGCCCGCGTCCGGCGCACTTGTAGCCCTGGGCTTCGACGGCGCCCGCTGGCACGATGCGACGGCCCTGGTCGGCACGGAGATCGAGACCGGCTTCCAGTGGATCGCCGGCCTGTGGGAGCGACCTGAGAACGGCTCACGCTCACAGGAGTGGGAAGTGCCCGCCGAAGAAGTCAAGGCCGCGGTAGACGATGCCTTTGCCCGCTGGAACGTGTGGCGCATGTACGCCGACCCGCCTTATTGGGAGTCCACGGTGGCAGAGTGGGCCGGACGGTACGGCGAGAAGCGCGTCCTGGAGTGGTGGACGAACCGGCAGAAGGCAATGGCCTACGCCATCCGCGGCTATTCCAATCCCATCACATCGGGCGAGTTGAAGCACGACGGCGGCAAGGATTTTGCCAGACACATCGGCAACGCGGTCAGGAAGGTGCTCAGGATGCGCGATGAAGAAGGACAGCCACTTTGGACGATCTACAAAGAGCGCCCCGACAGTCCCTTCAAGATCGACGCGGCGATGGCTGGCATTCTGTCCTGGGAAGCGCGCAGCGATGCGATTGCTGCGGGCGCGGGGCAGCTGCAGCGTAGCGTGTACGAAGATCGCGGATTGGTGGTGCTTTAGTGGCGAAGAAGAAAACGAGCCGCATGTCTGCAATTGCCGGGGCCGTGGCACTCAACTGGGCTGCGATTGTCTGGGTACTCAACCTTATCGTATTCCTGGCCGGCCTTGGGCTCTTTGCTGCAGGCGCACACCAGATTTACCCGCCGGCCGCGCTGATCGGGCCGGGCGTGGTCTTGATGGTGATTAGCTTATTCGGAGATAGGAAACAATGACCTATCTGACACAACTATTGGAGCGGCGCAGCCTGGAGCGCCCGACCACGCCGATTACGATGTCAGCCCTGGCGGACATTCTGGGCGGCTCTCCGTCGGTCACAGGGAAGGTCGTAAACCCGTCAACCGCGCTGCAATTGGTGGCCGTTTACGCCTGTATCCGGCTGATTTCTGAGACATTTGCAACGCTGCCAGCGCATGTGTACCGCAGATTGGCGCGTGGCAAGGAAAGGTTTCCGGAGCACGCACTTTACCAGGTCATTCACAACATCGCCAACCCCGAGCAGACCAGTGTCGAGTACCGGGAGACTTGCCAGGCGCACATCCTGATGTGGGGTAAGTCCTACTCGGAGATTTCCCGGAATGGGGCGGGTGAGATCAAGGCGCTGTGGCCGATCATCCCGACCAGGGTAACGGAAGGGCGCAACGCCCGCAACGAGTTGGTTTACCAGGTGACGCTGCCGGATGGCAAGCCGCAAACGTTAGCGGCCCGGCGGATCTTGAAGGTAAGTGGCTTCCTAGATCTCTCCCCGATTAGTCAGGCAAGGGAAGCGCTGGGACTTACGATGGCCGCAGAAGAGTATGGTGCCCGCTTCTTCTCCAACGACTCCCGGCCCGGCGGCCTGCTGGAGCATCCAGGGCAACTGTCGCCGGAAGCGCAGGAGCGGCTACGGACGCAGTACGAATCGACTTCTGGCGGGCTGGCAAATAAGCACCGGGTGGCGATCCTTGAAGAAGGCATGAAGTGGCAGCAGGTTGGGCTGGCACCGGAAGACAGCCAGTTCTTAGAGACTCGCAAGTTCCAGATCAACGAGATCGCCCGGCTTTTCCGGGTGCCCCCGCATATGATCGCTGACCTGGAACGGGCCACGTTTTCGAACATCGAGCACCAGTCGATTGATTTCGTGACACATACGGTCCGTCCCTGGTTGGTGCGCTGGGAGCAGTCGATCAACAAGACGCTGCTGACCGAGAGTGAGCGGGCACGTTATTTTGTGGAATTTCTAGTTGATGGCCTGCTGCGCGGCGACATTACGTCACGCTACCAGGCCTACGCCACGGGCAGGCAGAATGGCTGGTTGAACGCCGACGACATCCGAGAGATGGAGAATATGAACCCGCTACCGGACGGCCTGGGCGAGATTTACCTGGTGAACGGAAATATGACGCCGATTGACAAGGCCGGGCAGCAGCCGGAGCCGGAACCTGCTCCGGCGAACGCTGATGGAGAAGACGAAGATGCCGATGCCGAAGCCGAAGAGTGACGAAAGCCACGATGACTGGATGGATCGCTGCATGGGTGATGATGTGATGGTAGGCGAGTTTCCAGACGACAAGCAAAGGGCTGCTGTCTGCGAACAGCAATGGAAGAAAGGCAAGGAGAAAAAGAGCATGAAGCAATCCAAAGAACTGCGTTACGTTCCTTTCGAGAACTGGGAAGTGCGCGAGGAAGATGATAAACCGCCGAAACTGATCGGCTATGCCGCCGTGTTCAATCAGGAAGCCGTTATTTTCGGTTTATGGCGTGAGAAGATTTCCCCCGGCGCGTTCAAGAAGACCATCAAAGAAAATGACATCCGCGCCTTATGGAATCACAACACAGACCTGCCCCTGGGTCGTAACCGCGCCAAACCGCCTACGCTCTC